TTAGGCAAGGCATAAATGCCCGTCGTAGCATTGGTTGTACTGGTTTGGAAAGATGTACGGTTAGCAAACGTAGCGTTACTAAAGTCGCCTTGGAACAAGGCGCCTACACCAGCGGCGCCCAAGCCCAAGACCGTACCTGTGAAAGTCAGGTTGGCTGAATCGGTTTCCAATCCACCAGTGGTTGAGTACACCACACGGCCTGAAGTTAAACCGGTATTTGTGATGGTTGCGGCTGTCAGGTTACGGAATGTGGCATCACCACTCAATTCACCGACTTTGACAAAATCAGAGCCGCTCCAAGCGATCAATGCCTTTTCACCGGAGATTACCGTTACACCGGTAGTTGGGCCTGAACCCACAACCTTTACCGATTGAGATGTGGATGTTTGGTTAATCACCACGTAGGTCTTGCTTGATGCTGGGACTGTGATGGTCAACAAACTTGCGGGGTTACCCGTGCAGTTGATGATTTGATACTGAGATGACCCGGTTGTGCCTGTACCGGCTTGGGCTAAGTTATTACCCGAGCTTGAACCGTTTGTGATGGACAGCGTGACGGCTGTTTGGCTTCCACTGATGGTCTGAGCGCCCGCAATGGCGGCGTCAAGATAGTCTGTCAGACCCTTGTTTACATCGTCGCCCCAAGTGCCTGATTCCGTTCCGGTTACCGGCTCGGCCAATCCCAAAAGCGTTGTGTAGTTAATAGTCATTTAAACGTTCCTATTCTGTTGAAATTAAATTCCAAGCAGCATCCACAGAATCATCAATCACATCCCAATTCCCGGTCTGTGTACTATTGATATTCTGCCAGTTAGCGGCCTGTGTGTCACTTATTAAATTCCAGCTTCCAGCCTGTGTGCTGTTTATATTTTGCCAGTTTGCTGTTTCACTGTCGTCAATCAGGCTCCAGTAGAAAACACCGAATGTCCCAACCTTACCCATGGCTTGACAGCCAGTGATGGCTACAAGCCTTTCACCCATTGACACATTGCCTACTGCGGCTGAGGACTGAGCGCCCGTTAGGGTTCTGGATGCTGAGTTTGTAACCGATCCAACGGCCCCAGAAGCCCCGTTTCCTGTCAAGGCAATGGTAACGTTTAAACCAACAGTTCCAACGTCTCCTGAGGCCGCAGTCCCATTAACAACGATCCTTCTGACCATCGTCCCAACAGCCCCGGATGCTGAAACACCGGATAAGGCAACTGTTGTGGATGGGGTCTCTGAACCTGTATTGCCTGACGCAAGGTTACCGGACAGGCTTTGAGATGTGTTTACACCAACTGTGCCAACATTACTTGAAGCTTGAACACCGGAGATAGATGTGGTTGTGCTTGGCGTTACCGAGTTTGTTAAACCGTTAGCCGCGACACCGGACAGAGTAACGCTGATCGCTCCAGAAACGGAGCCAACATTACCCGATGCCGCAACCCCAAGATCAGAAACCACCTCCGAGGCGACAACAGTCCCGACAGCGCCAGACGCCGCAACGCCTGTGATGACGGCTTGTGAAGAGACTGAGACTGAGCCAACTGACCCGGATGCTAAGTTACCGGTCAGGGCAACGGATGTGGACTGCGTGACAGAACCAACCACCCCGGATGCGGTAACCCCTGTCAGGGCTACCGTTACAGATAAGCCCGTCGAGCCTACTGCGCCTGAGGCGGCGTCACCTGTTAACGGGGTACTGCCGAACCCCCAGACGCCATTACCCCAAGCACCACTGCCCCACCCGGACATAGGTCACCTATCAGGTGGTAGACAAGCGCAATAAAGCAGTTGTCGTGCTGTTGGATGGCATGGTCAGTGTAAACGTGCCTGCGGTGACGGTCTGAGAGCCAAACGTATGAACCGATACGGCCTTATTGCTCTGGGTTGAGTTGTAGATCAACACAGTGTCAAAAGCTGTAGAAAGGGTCACGTTGGTGTAAACCAAGCTTGCGGACGGTGTCCAGTAAGCCACGCCAGCAGTAGNCGAACTGTTGGTTGCCGTTGGGGCCGTGGCGTTAGTCACCGTTACACCGCCAGCAGTGTAGTTCGTGCCCGACACCTCACCAGTGGCTGAATAAGCCGTGGTGCTTGCGTTCAGGGTTGCTGTGGTTAGATACAAAGCGCCTTTAAATGTATCGGCGGCGCTTGTTCCGCGAGTGGGTGCAGTGCCAAAGTTATGGGTAGCTGTTAACAACTCGCCCATAAAGCTAGTGCACATACTTTGGGTGTTACTCATGGTGTTTCCTTAAAAAGATGCTGCTTCAGCGCCAGCAAAAGAGGGCGCTTTCTTTAGATGGACATGTACTGAGCGATGCACCAATTCCCCGTCCAACCAATACTCCACCCATGTGGTGTACTCATCATCATTATCGATGGCTCCCTCTCGCTTTTCAAGCAGGGATTCGTCCATTTCGCCTTTGGTTGTATTGACAAGGGCCATTATGCAATCCTTATGATTGAGGTTGTGTTGCCATTCGCTGGGAATTGAACCGTGAATGTGCTGGATGATATTTTGTCATTGCCAAAATCCAGGACACAGACTGCGGGGTTTCCGCTACCGCTTTGGTAAATTAACGCCCCACGGGCCAGGATTGATCCTGACCATGAAACGTTAGCAAAGTTAATGTAGGCAACTGTGCCGGTGTTACCAACGGTTGGTACTTGCGTGATCGTCAGGTTTTGCCCACCTGCAACGTAGTTGCCCCCACTCGACTCCCCAGTGGCAGTATAGGCCGCTGTAGTTGCATCGAGGGAAGCCGCGTTCGTATAAAGCGCAATCTTGAAGGTTCCGCTTGTAAAATTGAACGTGCCATTCATCAAACCAGTTTTGAACACGTTGCATGTGTAGTTTCCTGTAAAGGCCAAGATATTCTCCTATCAGGTCACTGGCTGACGATATTGACCAGAACGATAAGCATCCTGACGCTCCAAGCCATCTCCAAGGCGTTTTGCCAACTGAAGGGCTTCGTTGTACTTTTTGTCATACAAGCTAAGCATGTCGGCCTCACCCTTCATGAAGGTATAGGCTTCCACCAAACAACCATACAAAAGCACGGAATCAAAATTATCACCAAGCCACGATGTACCCGAGGCATTGGTTACTGTAGCAACAGGAACTGAGAATCCGCCACCGCCGTTTAAACTGGCTGTTAGGACATCCCCAACAACATATTGGCTTCCGCCCACAGTCACGGTGACGGTCGTCACAATTCCACCCACAACCTTAATGGTTGCCATAGCTCCATTTCCAGAGCCACCTGTTAATGGGACATCAAAGAATGTCCCGCTACTGTATCCACTGCCGCCCGAGATGGCTCCCAATGTTGCAATCGGGGCTTGGACAATAGAGTCTGGATAGTAGTAATAATGCAATTCTGCGTTGTAGTTCTGATCGGGCGTGGGGCCCATGATGAACGACAACTCATTGGTGATAATCCCGCTGGTCACTGTCGGGCCAAACAAAGCGTAGTACTTTGGCAAGCCCGTTGACGTTGGATTGGGATAGGCCTCACGAATAAAGTTCACATCCTTGTTCAGCAAGTAGGTGTAGTTACCCGCTGAATCAATAACGGCTAATGAATAAACAGACAGGAAATCACTGGGCGATGTCAGATAAGGGGTTGTGTTGGACACAACACCATTCACGTTCTTGCGCAGTGACGGGAATTGAATGACGTTGTAAATCTTTTGCTCAGCTTGCTCGATGATTCGATTAAGCTGGTCAGCAAAGCTAACGGTTTGCCCGTCAGCAACGTAGACATCCGGAAATTGGTTTTCCGTGTATGTCTGAATTGACGTCACCAATTCCGTGTAGTTCATGCCATTGGGCCCCGTGACTTAATGCCTTTGATGGCCGCACCATAACCACGCATGGTAATGCCTTCAGTCTTGATGCCTTCGTTACCTGCGGATTTGCTGATGTGACCAACAGACATATCCAGAGTGTCAGCCTTGCTCATGTTGGCACGGGCGCGTAACTCAGGGATAGCCTCTTTAGCCCGGGATGCATAGGCATCTGCGGGCTTGTTGTCACGATTAGCGCCTTCATGAATTGAAGGGCTATTCTTCTTTGTGGGTTTGACCTCGGCAACCATTATTTGCTCCCGCCCTTTTGGTTGTGGGCGCGGGCCAGATTACGGCCAACTTTACGCATGGCCTCGCCTGTAACGCCACCCTTTTTCAGCTTCAGCTTTGTGCCTTTGCCGCCTTTATGCTCTTGAGCGTCATGTTGTTTAAACGCTTTTTTGATCAGAGCTTTATCTTGTTTGATGTCTTCTTTGTCCATGTCCAACTCCTTATGTAGTCACTACAGTTACTGTGCCCAATTGCACGTTTAAAAGCAAGTTGTTTGGCGTCAAAGATGCATCAAAATAACTTGCGCCACCAACAGGATTCCATCCCCACTGGAAGATTCTACTTCCGCCTTCAACCGTTCCATATCCAGATTGGCTGGTTCCACCTGTCTGGCTTGTCTGCAATCCATTGGGCCCGGACGTTACATAACTCCTATCTGGCCTTGGATTTCTCAAACCTTGTGGATCATCCACTGGATACATACCAAGCAACAACTGCGGCTGATCTGGGTCCCAGCATTCCGGGCAAACCAACAATTCATAATTCTTGGTCTTAATCACCTCACGCCGCAAAGCCTTGAGTTTAAACCGTTGGTCGCAACGGTCGCACTGGGCAATTGCATATTTGCCTGATGCAAACCGATTACCCATTAGTAGGTACTCCCGATGAACTGCTGACGGGGCACAAACCTAACTGCGGCTTTCTCACGGTCCTCCTCAGAGGCCATTTGCCATGCTTCGTCATACTGTTGTTTCAGGACATCCAAACGTTGCATGCCCGAGGGAACCTTCAGGGCAATGTAATAGGACAAACCAGCGGCCATAGCCGGGACAAACCTAAATGGAATGTCTTGGATGTTGACACCTCCGCCAGCATCCTGAGTGCGCCGCAGACGCCAGTACATAAATTGGTACTGTTGCGCATTGTCAGGAGTGGGCCAGACAGTGATGGCCGGTAACTGTTGCCAATAAACCGCAGTCCCTGATGTATGGGATGTTGCGGATGTATTGTTTTGTCCTCGGAAACAGTTGTACAGGACGTTGCCTGTAATGTATCCGTACACAATCGTTTCGTTGTCAATCTGAACAAAGCCGGTGGCAGGCAAGCCAATTGCAGAGTTTAGGGTAATGGTGGTATCAGTTGCACTGATGTTGGATGCAAGGGTTAGCCCTGTAGGGCTTGATTGTCCGTTAAAACGCTGAATCCAAACCTGAATTGGACGGGCCTGCTGGATTTTGTTTGGAATCGTTGCGTAAGTAGAAACACTAATACGGGTAATGGTTAAATCAGCCTGAGTGCTTGCAACGTTAGCGCCTGTGCGAATCACATGCTCCAACAAGTCCACTGTATCCGCTGGCAATGCGTATGTGTTTTGACCTTGGACCAAATTAATTGATCCAGGCTCAATGGTCCACATGTTGATGCCACGGTTTGCCCAGTCGGCAAACATGATGTTTAAACTGCGGCGGGCTGTACGCAGGTCATAACCGCTACGCAACTCACTACCGGCGCGTTCAAACGCTTCCTCGACCAGCTCTGCTAGGTCAAGGTTGAATGAGGTTAAGCCGGAAGTGGTTGCCATGATTATTTCTTCGCAGTTTTTGCAGAGTCAACAAAAGCCTGTGCGGTAGGTGCACCCTTTTGACCAGGCTTGCGCATTTTCTCTTTCGAGCCGTGGGCAATACGTTTACGCTTGGCGTTGATGTTGGCATACAAGCCAACATGTCCGCCTTCAGCGTATTCGGTGAAATCGGTGTCGTCGCGGCGGGCCTTACGCACTCCGCGAGGCATCTTGGATGGATTGACATCCCCCATACCGCGACTTGCCATCATAGGTATCTACCTTTGGTGTGACCTTTGACTGCGATGCCATCAGCGCGTTTAGACGCTGAGCTAACCTTACCGCCCTTTTTCATGGCGGTAGGCGCACCCGACTGATCGGCTGGCGCTTGAGACATGGTCTGAGGTGCTGGCTGAGGAGCGGGTTGTGGCATTGGTTGCGGCATAGGCTGTGGAGCTGGCTTAGGCATATAAGGCGTTTGATTTGCCTTGTCATAAGCGCGGTCAACAGCTTTTTGCAACTTCATCTCTTGAAGCATTTCACGGGCTTCTTTTTCAGCCCGGCTCATGTGTTTCTCAGCCATGATGACTCCTTAACGGCGTTTGGTCATGCCGCCACCACACATAGCTTCAACATGATCCATGTGATGCTTGTGGTCTTCGGCATGCTTTTTGAAGTGGTGCTTGTGATGTTTGTGGTCACCCACTTCATGCTCGGAGATGAATTCGTCATGACGAACCATATCGGGGCCGTATTCTGGTTCTTGCTGTTCTTCAACCATATTGCGTTTCATGATTACTCCTTAGTAAATTTTTCCACGGGTTTTGCCTTTGGTTGCAATACCATCGGCACGACGAGAAGCGTTTGACACCGGTTTGGATGTCAGACCGCCTTTTGCCATCTTTTTGACTGCGCCGCCTTTGCGGTAGCCAACTGCGCCGCCGGTAGTGTCAGCTTCAGAAAGAGTCTTACGACCCATACTGGAATTCTTTGGACCCATGGCCCATTCCAACGGGTTGGTTACAGCTTCACGGCCTTTAGAAGAAACTTCTGCCGCCTTGGCTCCCTTTGCTGTACGGGTGGCTTTTTCTGCGGCCTGCATTTCGGCCATGCCTTTGGGGCCAGCCATCCAAGCTAATGGATTAGTTACAGCCTCGCGGCCTGCTTGAGCCACGCTTGGTGCATTTTGGCCGGCCATTCTTGCCATTCTCATTTTATTACCGATTGCACCAATACCAGCTAATTTACCGGGTCCCATGGCCGCCATGGTATTGCTTATATTTCGACCCAATTCACTGCTGTCAATTCTTTCACCGTCAGTCACTGTTGGGTAACCACCAGTGGGAATGTCGTTGTAAGTATTGGTGCGTGCTACGGGAGGCATGTAGCTTGATGCAGGTCTTTGATCAGCCAAAGCAGGACCACGGGTTGATCTGCCATAAGCTTCAGCGGCTTCTGCGCTGTTTCTTGGATCAAAGTTATTACTGCCACCGCCCATGCCAAGTTCAAGGTCGCGTGGATTGGCTTGATTTGACGCCTTGGACTTTGCGGCAGGTTTTGGCGAAGAACTTGCATTGCGCACAGTCTTCTGTGGAATGTATTGGTCGCCATAGCCCTGGACTTGAGCCATATTGGCAATGTCTTGCGATTGAGCGGAATTGTTGGCGGCTTCAAGCGGGTCAAAATTATTTGACTGAACCGCTTGCGGGGCTTGAGGAGTTTGCGTGCCTGAGCCAGTGGGAGCAGTTGTATTATTGCCGCCGCCAAAACCTCTGCTTGCCATGTAGCCCAAAGCGGCTAAAGCCGCAAGACTGTTTAAGTTTGCCATGATGGCTCCTTAGACTTTACCGCCGCGCTTCATGCCCTTATTCCCGGGCATAGAGACTTGACGGGCCTTGGTGTGACCTTTTTCCTGAATGCTGTGTTCACCGTGGGCCTTGATGCCACCGGATACAACCTTCTTCATGGGAGTGGCGATGATTCCGCCTTTGGCGTACTTTGCCATGCCACCGCGCTTCATGCCGCCCATATCTGGAACGGTAGGACCGGTATCGCCAAGGTTTGTGCCTTTGGTCTTACCGCGCTTTTGAACTGCGCTCTCACCGAAGCGAGTCAGTTTGTTAGAGCCTTTTTCCACATCCTTGGACATGTTACGTGGACCCATTGATTCTTTCATAACGCCACCTTTTTTAAAGAGAGCCGATTTTCCATGATGGGTTTCCGGCTGATTAACAACTTGACTATCTGCGCGGGACTTTACACCGCCAGAACCAAACTTTCTACCTTTGTCGGCTTCCATGAAATCTTTGCCCACCGACTTGGGTATCCCTAACTCTTTGGATTTGGATGGATTGTTTGCAACCATCGCCATGAGATTATGCTGTTTTTGACTAACTGAGGGCACTTCTTTGCTCCCGCATAAAAGATTCAAGTTTCTCATCAAGCCTGTCTAAACGGGCGAGAACTCGATCAATGTCACCATGAACATCGGATTTGGTCACAAAATTGCGGGCGCTTTCCTCCCGGGTTTTGTTCAAAAGGATGTCCAGCCGCTTGATTTCATCAGATTTATCTTTGATGAACCACATGAGCAAAGCTGACACAAATGACAGCGATGCGTTCCATAAAATCATTTCCGTACTCATATCAGCATTTCCACCTTGCAAGGGATGCCGCCTTACGGGTCGGCTTCCCATTTTCATCCTTCATAGGACCGGGCATGCCTGACATGCGAGCGCAGAAAGAATCTTTACGTGAACCACCCTGAGGCTGAGGAGCTTTCAAGTGACTGCCTGTCACGGCGTTGTACTTGGCACGACCCTTGGCCGTAAGACCTGCGCCTTTAGAGGCAGGGAGCTTTTCACCACGGCCAACAGCCAGCGATGGTCCTTTTTTCTTTGGTGTTGCTTTAGCCATTGACAACCTTTAAACGCGACTGGCGGATGTTATCCACAAGAGGCATAACAACATCCTCGCGGAAATTGCGGGTGAACTCATTGGAGCCGACATGAGGCAGGCTAATGTCCACATCAATGTGGACTGTAAAGCCCATGCTTGTAGCGCGGTCGCAGAATAGGTAATCCTCGCCCACGTACTTGCCATTCACAATGTCAAAATCAAACACCGCCGACATCTTCTCGGTCGGTGACTTCTCATACATCCACTCGGGATGGGCTTCAATCAGCGCTTCAATGACATGGCGCTGGATTAACATAAAGCCTGTTGGGGCGCGTTTTACGCGCATCAATGAGCCATCAAACTCCAGGTCACCATGCTCATCAAAGTACAAGTCGGTGAAAAAGTTTTGGTCTTTGGCTCTGCGGGGGTAAGCCCCGGTCGTGATGTCTTTAGTACCACTTTGAGCCATCAGGCGCAGAATATCATCGGCTGTTGCGATAACGTCTGCGTCAATAAAAAGCAATTCTGTTGCTTCTGTTTTTAGAAACTCATGAACCAAAGCGTTGCGGGCCATGGTAATGATTGAGCAATTTGACAGGTCAGACAAAATAACAGACACACCAAGTTGAATTGCCTTGGGCATTAGTTGCGCCAAAGCAAATGCAGTTTTGATGTTTAGCTTACCGTCGTAAGTAGGCACGCCGATAAACAGCGTGCGCTTAGCCAACGATGCTTTTCTGGTTTCAGCCATAGTGGATAGTCACAAAACCCATGTTCACCATGTAAACATAAATGCCGTTTAAACACAATTGGCCTTCGCCGGGAACAAGTAGTTGTTGTGTAGCTGTTGCGCCAGTCAGTGTTTCATATGTGGCTATCCAAATATTGGTATTGCCTGAAACATATTGACAACCGGTGCCTGCGTTTGTCACAGTGCCCGAGTTAATGTCGGTCATGGTAAACGTGTTGGCGTCAGTTACCGTGATAACGTAGTTGCCATCAGTTGCCGACACGCCGGAACTGCTATTAAAAGAAATCCCGACAGTCGCACCGGTGCTTAACCCATGCCCCGTAGAAGAGACAGTGATGGTATTACCTGAGCGCCCATATGTGCCAGATGTTACTGGCGCAGTATTGGTGTCAAAGAAAACAATATTACCTGCTTGGCTTGCATTTCCACACAAAGTTACTTGCTTTTTACGGCAACGAAACTTTGTTAAAAAACCAGATTGGTTTAAATGCGCCGCCCGTACATCTGTTTGCATCATGATTGATTGCTCCTTAAAAGAGGGGGCCTAAGCCCCCATCAATCAGTCAAAGTTACCGTATGGGTAAGTGGTGCTGTTACCAATGTTGGCGTCAACTTGCGTATAACGCAGAGCAAAAGTGAACGTGCCAGCAGTGATAACTGGCAATGTGGTGCCCGTGCCGCCAGTGTAAGGAATGGTCAATGTAACCACAACTTGCGAAAAAGTTGCTGGCTCAACCACACCCATGGGGTTGGTAAAGTCTGCGGTTGTTGCATTGGTAGCCAACAATTGAGCGCCAGTTTGCACAACGGTGTTACGACCAGTGGCGGCGTTCATTGAGGTCACACTACCATAAGTGGTGGTGTTAAAGCCATTGCCAATGCTTGCGGTAACGGTGCCGATTGTGCCGCCGGTAGCTGTAATAGCTACGTTGGTATCCAACAAGAAGTCATTGATGTTGGAGGATGTAGGCAAATAAAACACCACGCCACGGTACAAAGTACCAGTACCACCTGTGCCTGCGTCAGCCGTGATGGTGGCGGCAGTTGGAGGGTAAGCTGTAGAGCTTGGTGTATATACAACACCGTTGATGTTGGGGATTTGGTTGCCGTTAACAAACTGACCGGAACCGCCGCTGTAACCAGCAGTAGCCACAGTGGTGTTTGTTAAAACAATACTGCAATCTTGCACGAGGTCGGTATAACCAACATCGCGGATTGCGCCAAAACGGGAATTACCGGCCAGAATTGGTCCGGAAAACGTAGAACGTGCCATGACAAAGAGTCCTTATGCAAAAGTACCCGTACCAATCGTTGCATCGTCTGCTGGGGCAGTCCGGCACAGGTAATCACCCAGTTATCCTAATATACATGATTTAAACATGTGCAACAAGCATTTAAACGTAAAAAAAGGGGCCCGAAGGCCCCTCTTTGTGCAACCGGATCAGAATGAACCGGAAGAACCCCAAACGCCCAATGGATCGGACCAGCCGAAACTGTAACGCTCACGGGACTTGTAACGGACGTTGCCGGTATCAAAGTCACCGTCCATGCTGTTTTGCATGGGGGTACGCACGAAGTGCTTCAGACCGTTAGGAACGTCAGTGGTCAGGAACCATGCGTTAGGATCGGTCAAGAAGTGGTTAACGGTGTAGCCTTCAGAGACAGAACCGTTGTTCTTCAATGCGTTGATGTCGTTGTTGTTTGTACCAACGCGCAACTCGGTTTCGAGCAAGCGGGTAGCAACAAACATCAATTGTGGAGGAACAACCAGTTTGCGTGGCTTTGCGGCCAACAGCAAACCACGTTCATCCGTCCAACCAGCGATTTGAATAACTGCGGCTTCCAAAGAAGTCTCATTCAAGTCAGCTTGAGTGGTTGGGGTGTTGGCGTTAGTACCGCCGCTAACCAAGGGGTGGGCAGAGCTGAATAGAGCAACGCCGTCGCCGCCTACATAAGTAGAGGAGAAGCCGTTATTCAACACAGCGGCAGCTTTAACCTGCTTGGTGTAAGCCATGGCACGGGCCAAGCCTTTGGTGTAACGAGCAGACAGGCTGTCGTACAAGTTATCTTCAATCGCTTCTTCAGTGATTGAGAAACCCAAAGCGATGGTTTCGTGGTTATAGCGAGTGGTCCATGCCTCTTGAGCGTTGTCATAAGAGATCGCAGAACCTTCAGGCTTCACAGGAGCAGCGCTGAAGCCGGACAGTTTTGTCTCCTCTTCAAACGAACGCTCAGAAGTCTCAGTTTCGTAGATTTCTTTATGCTCTTCGCCGTAACGGGCGTACTCCAAACCGAACAATGCGTTCAGGCCAGGGAGCAATTCTTTAAGTAGTTGTGCGCGTGAAATAGCCATGATTTACTCCTTAGACCCCGGTGGTGTCGTTGTACTGGGGCAGGTTCCACTTCACCACAAACTCATAATAAGTGGTGCTGTTGCTGCTCTGAGGGCCAGTAGCGCTTGCCGAAATGACATCAATCACGCGAACTGGGAAAGTGTTGGTGGTGGTGGCAGAGGAGCCATCAATACCATAAGCAGAGTCACCAGTGTTGGTAGAACCTGCACCGGCAACCATAGCCACGTTCTTGCCAACCATCGCGGCACGTGTGTATGCGGCGGGGGTGGTAGAGCCAGCGGTGGTAGCGGCCACTTGGAACACAGCGTTTGGATCATCCACAACGTAGGCGTAAGCCAAAGCGGTTGCAGTAGACAAAGCTGCGGGGTAGTACTGGCCCTGAACGGTTTGACCGGCAGAGTTTACGTACTGGCAACCAACCAAAACACCGGCGGTGTCGCCAGAGTTGGTGGCAGTTTTAGCGATCAAGTAGCCACCAGAGATAGCCACGGTGTCGCCGTTAAGGATTGCGGTAGCGTAGCCAGCCGCAATAGGGATTTGACGGATCGCTCCGGCGTAGGGCAGACCATCCAGTCGGTTGACTGGTTTGAAGCCATACGTCTTGCTGACGGTAGGATAAGCCATCTAAGACTCCTTATTACTTAGAACCTGAACCAAAAGTCACCTCAGACCGACGTTCAGAAAACTTCGGCATATTGGGGTGGCTTTCGCGCATGAATGATTGATCCACCGATTCCATTTGAGTCCTGTTTTGGCGTGAGTAATAATCATCACGTTGTTTTAAGAATTCAGACGGAATACGGCAAAGTACGAGGCCCCCAATCTCAATGCCGCCCTTAAAGCGACCATCGACAACTGAGTGCATCATCAACTCCGGATATTCGTCAGCCTTTACAGGCTCGAAACCCTCACGGAGCTTTGAAGAGATGTTTCCGGGATCAGATGTTCCCAAAGTGCTGATACGAATGTAACGATGCGTCCATCCCGGACGGGGATTTGGCATTGGCAAAGTTTCAGGCTTTTGCCACGATTCTGCGCGATAAAAATCAGCAGACCGGGTTTCCAATTCGCGTGGTTTGCGCTTTTGTTCAACAACTTGTTCCATTATTCACCTCTATTTAAAATTGCTACCTGTTTTGCGTATGCCTCTGGAGTAATCCCGAGCTTGCGAGCTAACGCAACTTGAGATGGCTTCAGTCTGACGCGACTAGGCGGTGTGCTTCTTGACGCCGGTGCAACCGGTGAAGCGGATCGTGCGCGGCGCGGTTCATCTCCCGCCGGATTGGATCGTGTTTGGGATGTCCGATCATCTTCATCGCTCTGAGTGTCAAAGTACTCAGGAAACCTTTTGCGCATAGCGCCGTCGATAGTACGAAAATACTCTTCAGTACCGACATAGTTCGGACCATACTCGCGTGCTAATTTTTTGTCAAGCCCCATTGCAAGCATAGTCATTTCGTCATCCTTTCCAAACCAATCTGAGTTATCAGATACCCAAGTTTGGGTGCGTGGAGACATTGACGATTGCTGTTGTGGTTGCTGGCGCTGAGGCACTTGGAAGTTGTCATGAATCTCAACCGGACGCATTGAACTTGTGCGGTCAAGCTTCAAAGTTGCCTTAGACACCTCCTCCTGCGCAGACACCAATTTATCGGAATCTCCAGCCTCAAAAGCTTCTTTGAGCTTCTTTTTGGCTGATTCCAGCTCAATTTCTGCGGCGGATTTAGAGGTTTGGATGTAAGCCTCACTGCCGGTTTTGAGTTGAGTTTTCAGGCGCTGGTTCTCTTCATACACAGCACGGGCAAAATCTTCAGCCGCTAAGCGCTCTTGTTCAGCGGCCTCACGGGCCCGCTTTTCCTCATGATAGCTTTCTGAAAACTTACGCATCCGTTTCTGGACACGTTGACCATATTCACTCAGCTCTTCATCGGTAGGATCAATGCTTTCTTTGGCTTCAACTTTTTCCTCGGGTTTCTCAGCCTCAACATCTACCTTGATTTCCTCTTCGACCTCATCGGGGAATTTGAATTCTTCTGTTGCCATGATTAGCTCCCCGCTCTCTGGATGCCACGTGGGTCTTGGACCACTGCATCAATCGAGTCATCGTTGATGATCCGGAACTCTTGGCCGTGAATTTTTAACCTTGTGCCTGTATTGGGGCGGACGATGACAAAGTCACCCTCTTTACAAGATGGACCACTTGGGAATCTGGTTTTGTCTTTAAAACAATCAGGCCCCAGCTTAACCACGAACAGCACTGGGGTCAGCACCTCTTCATAGCGCATGGTCTGCGAATCCTTAATCAAGCCAACCTCACTGTCTGAGAATTCCTCCTCAGCCTGCGGGACAACCGTTAGGATTTTGTAAGTTGAAGGGTCCGGCAGTTGTCGTGCCTTTTCCTCCGCNGCTTTGTTCATGATCCGGGATAGATCAACGGCAAGCGCGGGATTGATAACTTCAGTCATCTGAATGCTCCAGTTTATGCACAAGGTCGTTGATAAACTCTATTGCGAAACCAAGACCTTGGATCATTCCGCATAGGTGTCTGTACTCAGCAAAATCCTTTGGAAACCCCCTGTAGCATGAGGTTTCATAATCAGATTTTTGCTGGTTGAGTTCTCTGACCGCGTGGGTCAGGATTTGTGTATCGTTCAAGCTTTCTCCTTATCAACTTTGGGTTTGTTGGATTGGGCTTTGTG